ATTCATGTGTTGCTGTTGGGTGACCTGATCAATGGGCATATCCATGTTAATACCCGCGTGCAGAACAATGAAAACAGTATTGAGCAGGTTATGACGGCTGCAGAGCTGGTAAGTAATTTTGTTGCTACACTGTACGAGGTATGCCAGCATATTGACGTATATTCTGTGAGCGGCAATCATTCACGGGTGTTCCCCAGTAAAGAGGAACAGGTGGCAGGCGATGAACTTGAGGCACTGATCCCGTTCTATATGAAGGCACGGTTACAAAATCTGGCTGGCATTGATGTCAAGACAGAAAAACTCGATCCGACTTTTGGTGGCTTTAAGGCCAGAAATAGTCTTGTGATGTACGCACATGGAGATAAAGACTCCCCTGCTAATGTCGTTGAGCACCTGACATTGATGGTGAAGCAGCCAATCGACATGGTGTTCCTTGGTCACCGTCACACAAACGGCATGACAACGGTGCATGGTACAAAGGTTATTGAGAGCGGCTGCGTTTGTGGCAGCGATTCCTACGCAATTGGACTGCGCAAGAATGATGTGCCGCAGCAGGCAGTGGCTGTAATCGATGATAGCGGCCTTGAATGTCTGTATGATGTCAAGCTGGAGAAGCCAGCGAAGATAGTAATTTAATAGAGATTTTGATGCCCTGGGCTACGGCCTGGGGCATTTTTATATGTCGCAGGTGACAGCGCCGGTGTGCTGACCAGCCTCATAAGCTGTGTTCGGATGCGTTCGACTCGCATACCTGTACCCACAAAAATAAATTAAAAAGGAGGATTTCAAATTAGAGATGGAAGAAAAATATCACAAAGATTTAGGAGGCGATTACTTCTACTGCTATTCCAGACGGACAGCGCTGTTTGTTCGCGCTATGGGAATTTTTTACGAAGAGATTGGAGAGCACCCGGTAACTGGCTCTGTATATACAAAATTCCGCAAGACGAAAAAACTAAATGAAGTTTTAAAACTATAGGATCAGATCAAATATCGCTTCGATGATATGATGGACGATGGAACGGTGGTGATTGGCTATGGCCAGAGTTGCCGCAGATAAGAAACCGCCTCGTATCAAGGTTCCGCCCTCTTGGAGCGGTGGCAAGTGTATGTGTTGCGGAAAGATCTATGACGTGCGCAAAGGGAATTTCTCAAAAACGAAGAGTCAATGGTATATGGGTAATGATGGATACCTCCCGTGGTGCAATGAGTGCCGTGAGAAGATGTTTGAGTTTTATGTTAAGAAGTATAACGATGAAGATGAAGCGATTGATCGTCTGGCCATGATGTTCGATACCTATGTAAATGATAAATTGCTTGACGCTTCAGAACATTCTGTGGCATCTGCTTTAAAAATCAACACCTATATGGGACGTCTTAATA